CCCCGCCAATGCCTGCATTCTCCCGAAGATCATCAAAAAGGAGATCCATCCCATGGATGACCGTGATACCGCCCTCTTTCTGGAAGCCATCAAGGGCTGCCGGTATGAACTGCTGCTGAAGGTAGACCTGTTCACCGGCTTGCGGGAGGGCGAGCTGCTGGGCCTTATGTGGGACTGTGTGGATTTTGATAAGGGTACGATTCTGGTCAACAAACAGCTGCACCGCAGCCAGAAAAAGGGCGAGGGCTACTATTTTGCTCCGCCCAAAAACAACAAGAGCAGGACGATCCGGCCTGCGCCCTATGTGATGACTTTGCTGCGGCAGCAAAAGCTCGTACAGACACAGATGCGTTTGGCCGCTGGCCCTGCATGGCAGGAAAGCGGACTGGTGTTCACCAACGAATTTGGCCGCTATATCTCCCTGCGGGCGGTATTTGACTGCTTTAAGCGCACGGTACGGAAGGTCGGCTTGCCCAACCTGCGGATCCACGACTTGCGCCACACATATGCCGTCAACAGCATCCGCGCTGGTGATGACATCAAGACAGTGCAATCCAACCTCGGCCACGCTACCGCCGCTTTTACCCTTGATGTCTATGGCCATTTCACTGATGATATGCGGCAGGCCAGCTCCCAGCGTATGGAACAGTTCATCTCCGGTGTGCTGGGGCTTTAAGGGTCAGAATAAGGGTCAAACCCGTTTTGAGGCAGCAAAAAACCCTTGAAACCATATGGTTTCAAGGGTTTCCGATGGTGCGCGGTACAGGACTCGAACCTGTGACCCCATGCACGTCAATTATGGTGCACAAATATTTGCAACTATTTATGAGGTCTTAGGCGAATTTTTGCGGTTGTTTTACATGAAACTGTGACGTAAATCCTCGTGAAGCTTTTTCAGGTCTTTTCGGTTACTGACAAATTACTAACACTCTCCACTGCTGATATGAGTTTTTCGGTGTCGGCGTGGACGTAGATGTTGGCGGTGGTAGAGAAGTCGGCGTGGCCGAGTATCTTTTGCAGCACGTCCGGCTGGATGCCGGCGTTACGCGCCCAGGTGGCGTAGGTATGACGGGTGGCGTGGGGCGTGTGCTTTGGGATGCCGAGCTTTTCCAGCAGAGGGTAAAAGTCACGTTTGCGGTAATTGGCGGGGATGCGCTGCCCGTCGTAGCCGGACAAGAGCAGATCGCCGTCGGCCCGACCGGCAAAGTAGGCAAAATACTTTCTGCCCTCCGGGCGGATGGGGATGACGCGGTTTTTTCCGGCTTCCGTCTTTTCGCCACCGATCACATACGTCTCGTGGTAGTCTGCAAGCGGCAAGGAAAACAATTCTCCGATACGCATACCGGTGTAGATCAGCATGAGGGCGATTTTGGCGGCGTCGGAGCCGTCTTTTTCCAATAGCGCGATCTCGTCATCTGTAAAGATGGCTTTTTCTTTTTTTACCTGCTGGGGCAGCTTGACGTATTTGGCAAAGTCAGTGGTGGCGATCTCTTCCCGGACAGCCCAGCGGGACATCTGCGTCATAAGCTGCTTGTATTTGGACAGGGTGGAGTTGGACTTTGCCATGTTGCTGTCGATGATCGCCTGAAAATCCTTTGTGCGAAGGTCGCGGAATTTCCGGGGATACAGACTGGTGCAGACCTTATAGGCCTGGTTGTAGGACTCTATTCCCTGCGGACCTATTTCACGGAAGTGTTCTGCTTTCCATTCCGCAAACACCTCAGAGAACGTCATGTTGAATTTTTCTTCGATCGGTTTGCCGGAGAGCTTTTCCAGCGCGGCCAGTGCGTCGGTCTTGCGTTCGTAGTAGCCGATGATCACATGATTTTTGGCGGCAGCCCAGGGGCGTGTACGGCGACCTGAGAGCTTGTAAACCGTGCCGGCACCGTTGGGGCGCTTCAGGGCTTTGCGGGTTTCTTTGACCTGCTTTTTGCCGCAGATATGACAGTAAACGGCGCCGGGGACAAGCTCGACGCCGCATTTTATACAGGTGGACATAGGGATACCTCACAAAAGAATAACAAGAAACTTGTGAATTACGTCTATTGAAAACAAGAAACTTGTCATGTACAATGTCTGTGTAAAATAGAACAAATGTTTTATACGTTAAGGCCTGGCGTGTGGGTCCTTTGTGTAACGCAGGGCCACGATAAAAACGGCGGCAAAAATGCCGATGCCGACGGCAAGCAGCAAAAAGACGATCCATGCGAATATGCTGGCCTCTCCGCCCTGAATAAGCCCCTGGTTGGGCACACGGTAGTCAAAGAAGATATAGCCCACGATAACCGCCAAAAATATGGCACACACAAGCATGAGGCCGTAAATGGCAAATTGGGTGATCCGCGTTTTTTTGCGCTGGTAATCAATGGTTTTCGCCATCTGCTCCATGCTGCCCTCAAGACGGGCAATCTCCAGCTCGTTATGGTGGTCGTGCTGCAGCTGGGCCATCTGATCCTCCGGGGGCAGCATTTCTATGATGCCGAAATACCGGTCCAGGGACACGCCGAGAACGGCGCAGATGGCGCCGGCATTATAGACGTTGGGCGCCTTGGATTTGGTAGCAAAAAAGTTCCCGATGGTGGATATTGAAATTCCGGTTTCGTCTGCCAGGTCCTGAATGGTGATATTCTGGCGGTCCCTTGCTTCGCGACACAATTCTTTTAACGTATCTTCCATTTTTTCCCTCTTTTCCCCTTTTTGGCGGTCAATTATCCTAATTCTGTTGCGAGAAAACAGCGGTTTCCCCTTTTTGGCGTTGACAGACCCAACTTAAAACTGCTACGGTAAAGCCGCAGCAGACAGGCGTGATGGTTGGCGTGGCTGCTGCAAGTCCCCGCCGCCGTTGCGGAGGCGGCGGGGACGGCTGAACTAAGGTTTGCATACAGAGCAGGCGGTGTAACCGCTGGCAATGGCTTTGGACAGAGATATTTCGTAGCAACTGTCTTTTAGGTAGCGGCAAGACCAGCGGTGGTACTTCCCCCCTGTTTCTGTGATATAAACGGTTTTGCTGTCAGCTTTTTCTTGTGTTGTAGTTGTGTCTGAGCATGCGGTTAAAAACAGCATGGACGCAGCCATGATAGAACAAATAAAGCGTTTCATTTTTTCGCCCCCCTGCTGCTTTCATAAAACTTACGTTCACGTTTCTTTTTTACGCTGCCCACTATGAGGAAAACGACCATCCAAATAAGAAAAAGCCCCAAACCACAAATAATAACTAAGTTAAAAATATCACCGGCGGATAAATTCTTTTCCACGGGGGCCTCATCGTCTGCGTATGTGGTTGTTGGTGGAGGATCAGAAGCAAGGCCGTTGTCGACAAGCGCATCATGGTAGCCGTCATAGTACCCATCATCGTACCCATCCATAAGCCCGTTGTCGTATGCACTTTCCATATCATTCTTGTCGTAATAACAGCCCGGCAAAAACAAAGAGATTGAAATAGCAAGCACAATGATGGGAATAGCGTGAGTTAATTTCGTAAAAATACACCCCCTTTCTGGCACCTATTATATAACTTGGTGAAGAAATTGCAATGGTAAGACGGGGGTTTTAGTACAATTGAATAAAATATGGGATAGGGATTGGACGATTTGACGAAGGAATGAGGGAGAAAATGGACAGAGAGTTGATGGACCTGTTTGTGCAGCTGGGGGAGGCGGAGAAAGATATTATTCTTGCGGCGGCAAAAGCCCTTTTATCTGGAGGAGAAGCATCTCCTTCTGCTCCGGCGTAAGGCGGGACAGCAAAGACAGCATTTCAAGATCGCGCTCATCGGTAACGGTGGGCGCGGTTTCTTTTTTCAGCGCGTCAACTCTGTAGCCGAGGCCTTCTGCTTTTTCAATTTCTTCGTCCCATCCCATAACAACGGACGGGGAGATCTGCAGTGCTTTTGCCAGGGCGGCGATGCGAGAGCGTTTCATATTGGATATATCCCCAGACTCCCAGCGGGACACAGTGGCCTCGCTGACGCCTACGGCGGCTGCAAGCTGCGCCTGCGTTATGCCGAGCGTTATTCTTCTTGTTTTAATAATATCTTTGATCTCCACATTATCACCTCCAAAGGTTGTAAAGGGAGCGTAACACAAAACTTGCGTTTTTGCAATACCCCGGCGCAAGAAAATGAAAAAAACTTGCGTTTGCGTATTGACTTGCGTTAACGCAAGTGCTATAATCAACTTACGTTAACGCAAGACGGAGGTGAGAAAATGTTTAACAAGAACGCATTTAGAGCTAAAGTTGTTGGCGCAGGAATGACGTTGGCAGAGGTGGCCGGACAAATCGGTATCAACCCCGCTACACTTGGTCGTAAGATGAGTGGGGAGAGCGATTTTACAAGAGCAGAGATCCAGAAGATGAGAACTGTCCTTGGCATGACGGCTGCGGATGCTGACGCTATTTTTTTTGCAGAGTAACTTACGTAAACGCAAGTTGGAGGAAGAAGAAATGAGTAGGATCGTTACATTGACGCCGCAGGACGCGACGCTGTACCTGCGGGAGCGTGGGCTGGGCATGACGACAGACACACTGCGGCAGGGCATCAAGCAGGGGGTGTACCCCTTCGGGCTGGTGATCGAGCTGGACAAGAGCCCAGTGTATCAGATCTTCAAGAAGCAGCTGGACGCATGGATCGCGGAGAGGACGGTGGAGGAATGAGTTGGTTTGCATGGACGCTGGCGTTTATCGGCGCGGCGTGGCTGAGCTGGGCTATCGTCAAGGGCGTGGAGGCGCTGGGGCGATGAGAGAGCGGAACAGGCGGGCGCGGGAATACTCCCGGCTATGCCGTACCAGACGATGGTGCAGGCGTATGTGGGTAGTGGCAATCGTCCTGTGGGTGATGCTGCTGGTGCTGGTGGCGTGGTGCCTGACGCTGCCGCCGGTGCAGGAGGACGTGGTGCAGTCGCCGCCCACGGCGGAGATCGCGGAGCCGGAGGCGGAGAACGTGCTGGTATGCGACATCACCGGGTATTGTGCCTGCTGTACACCCTACGCCCACATGAACCAGCGGGACGGCAAGGTGCTGACGGCATCCGGCCGGTGGGTGAGCATTGGCGAGGCGGTGGCGGTAGACCCGGACGTTATCCCGCTGGGCAGCACCGTGACGCTGGGCGGTAAGACTTACATAGCAGCCGATACCGGGGTGTACGGCTACACGGTTGACGTGCTGATGAGCCACGAGGACGCGGCGCAGGCCGGTGTGGTGAAAGCGATGGTGAAGTGGGAATGATCGAGCTGGTGAACCGGACGGCTTCGCCCTGCAAGGGCTGCCAGCGCAGACACGCGATGTGCCACGGGGAGTGCGAGGACTACAAAGCGTTCCGGCGTGACGTTGAGGCCGACAAGGCGAAACGCTACGCATCGTACAGCGAGGCTGATTTTTACAGAATGAACAGTATAATGCGCGAGAACGCCAAAAAGGCGATAAGAAAGAGGGATGGGAGATGAACCGACTGAAGGAACGGCGGTTGGCGCTGGGGCTGACGCAGGAGGCGGTCAGCGGCATTCTGAAGCTGGCAGACCCACGGATGGACGTGAGCATGGTGAGCCGGTTTGAAAACGGCGTATGCCTGCCCACGGAGGAAGTCACCGAGGCGCTGGAGGCGGCGCTGCGGGCCAGCAGGGCGTATCTGTTCGGCGAGGACGAGAAAGACGGCATTCCCCAGCGGACGGCGGAGACAGAGCGGATCGCCGGTCTGATCCCCAAGGGGCGCAGGAACGCCATCAGCCGGGAAGACCTGGCGGCGGCGCTGCACACCACCGACCGTAAGATGCGAAAGGCCGTGGCCGAGGCAAAGACGCAGGGCGTGATGATCTGCAACGACGGGGACGGGTACTACCAGAGCGACGAGTTGAGCGACCTGTGGCGGCAATACAGGCGGGAGACGGCACGGGCTATGTCTATTCTTAAGGCGCGGAAGCCTATGCGGGAAGTGCTGAAAGCGGCTGGGAGGCCGGTATGATGCGAGTTAAAAAGAAAAGATGGGAGCGCATAGACACAGGCGTTTTGTACATCTGCGATGATTGTGGTGCGGAGTTTGAAGACCCGGCCATGTGTACCTACAAACATTACCCGGACGGCGAGTTCGGTGAGGAAATGACAGAATACCAATGTCCGTATTGCGGCAGTGAGTATGTGGGAAAGGCGGAAGAACAATGCTGAAATCTTTTGACGAGTTGATACAGGTGGATGTAAAGCCGTTTTGCGATTTACGCGACGCAAAGGACGAGAAGGGTAATGTTATCAAGGTCCCTTATTTGAGTTGGGCAAAGTGCGCCAAGTTGCTCCACGAAAACGGAGCATCCAGCGTGTGGTATGCTCCTCGGAGGTGCCCGGAAACGAATACATACCTGTGGCCGCAGGCCAAAATTACTACCAGTAAAGGAAGAACTACAGAATGCTGGTTTGTGTCTGTTGAAATCCACATTGACGATTTGGAGTTTTCCTACGACATGCCCCTGTTGAACGGATCGCTTGTGGTATATGAGGACACGCTGAACCAACTCCGCATAAACAACGCGCTTGCGAGAGCTTTCGTTAAGGGTGTTGCCGTGCGTACCGGCCTTGGGTTTGACCTTTGGGCAGAAGGTGACGGAGACGATGGTGAGGACGATTTGAGCCGTCACAGTATCTTTGCCATAAAGGAGAGACTGGAAAGGCTAATCACCATGAAAGAACGAAACGGGCTTGACCACAACGACCTGCTTCGGGGACTTGGGATCAACGAAAAACAGCTTGTGCAGTTGATGGGCTATTTTGCAAAGCTGGACGCGCTTGAAAAGGCTGTGAGTAAGCTATGATACGAAACCACGACAGAAGCGGTTGGTTTGGCGCAAGCGACACCGCCACCATCATGGGGAACTGGAATACAGATACGTTTAGAAGATGGTGGCTGGTGAAGCTGGGGGTCAGGAAGGACAGGTTTATTACGCCGGCAATGCAGTGTGGCACGGCTTACGAGCACAAGATACTTGATGCGCTGTGTGTAAAGACACGAGACAGGCAGATACGCATTCGGTCGCTACGTTTGCGCGTGAACTATGACGGGGAAAGCAAACAACTCATTACCGAAGTGAAAACGCATAGCAAGCCTGTATTCAAGGTTACGAAAGCGTATTGGCAGCAGTGCCAGGTGGAGATGTTTGCCAGCGGATGTGGATTGTTCCGAAAGAGAAAATTTTGCAGGATCGTGGCATACCGTGTTACAGAAGACGAATTGTTTAATTTTTTTCTGCCAATAGACGAAAACAGGTTGACACAGCACAAGGTTGATTATGACGCGGAGTGGGTCGAGGGGTGTTACCTACCTCGCTGTAGGTATTTGGCAAAATGCCTACGAACAGGACATTGGCCGCAGGAGGAAGAATTATGCAGCAGGTGACAGTCGATGGCGCACGGTGGCAGCAAGACAGCGAGGGCACATGGCTGGCGCTGCGGGTGAAGTCACAGCAGACCGCGATGGACGTGTGCGACGCACTGAAGCCCGGCAAGGAGTACAACGTGACCATCAAGGGCAAAGGCCGGAGCCTGGACGCCAACGCCTATTGCTGGGTACTGCTGGACAGGCTGGCGGCACACTACGGTATCTCCAAGCAAGAGGTGTACCGGCAGGAGATACGGAACATCGGCGGCGTGAGCGAGGTGCTGTGCCTGCAGGAAAAGGCCGCGGATGCGTTCTGCAAGGGCTGGGAGCGTAACGGTCTGGGCTGGATGGCCGACAAGGGCGTAAGCAAGCTCAAGGGCTGCGTGAACGTGACGGTATGGTACGGCAGCAGCACCTACGACACGGAGCAGATGTCGCGCCTGATAGATGCCATTGTGGAGGACTGTAAGGCGGTAGGTATTGAGACGATGACGCCGGAAGAGCTGGACGCGCTGGTGAGCCGGTGGGGAGAGGTGAGCGTATGAACAAGCTGCACATACAGCCCTGCTGGACGTGCAGGAAGTGCTACGGAGACTGCAGCTGGTCGAGGAAAGACCCGGAGCCGGTGCCCGGATGGGACGCTACGCCTACGGTGAAGAAAAAAGGAGGCCGCAAGGCTGGCATCATGCGCAGCTACGCCATTCACAGCTGCCCGGAATACGAGTGGGACGGGACGGAGGAAGCGCATGGAGAGTAAGAGATGCTTTTTGTGCGGCAGGAATGACCCCGGCGACCCGTTGGAGAAGCACCATCTGCTGGGCGGTGCCAACCGCAAGAAGAGCGAGAAATACGGCCTTGTTGTGTACCTGTGCGGCAACAGGTGCCACAGGAACGGAAAGACAGCCGTACACCGCAGCGGCGAACAAATGCGCAGGCTACGGCGGTACGGACAGCTAAAGGCCATGCAGGAGCAGGGCTGGACGGAAGATGACTTCCGGCGAGAATTTGGAAAAAGTTACTTATAAGGAGATTTGATATGCTGAACAAGATTTTTGTCATGGGTAGATTGACACGGGATCCCGAGCTGCGGCGCACCAATAACGGTACCGCCGTTGCCAGCTTTGCACTGGCGGTAGACCGGGACTTTAAGAACGCAGACGGGACCAAGGACACGGACTTCATCGACATTGTGGCGTGGCGCGGTACGGCGGAGTTTGCTTCCAAGTATTTCACCAAAGGCCGCATGGCGGTGGTGGAGGGTCGGCTGCAGATGCGTGACTGGCAGGACAAGAACGGAAACAACCGCAGAAGCGCCGAGATCGTGGCGAACAATATGTATTTTGGCGACAGCTGGAAGGACACGGACGCGAAGGTCACGTTTCCTCGGACGGGCGGCAATAGCCAGTCCGTGGAGATGGACGAGGATGACAGCGATCTGCCTTTCTAAGGGGGTGACGTGAATGGGCAAGATGCAGGAGGAGATCAAGGCGTTGCGGCGGCAGAACACGCATTTGCAGAACGTGGTACAGCGGCAGCGGGAACGGCTGGCAGTCATAGACAAATATAGGCGTGCTCTTGACGCGCATTACGCTGCATGCGCTATACAGTTTGGCGAAAAGCGCGAAGACTGCGACGTGTTATGGGGGTATCACTTGGAGATACCCGCTGAACTTGTGGAGAAAGGCAAGACTTACACAGTAAATTACGGCTTTGATCCAGAGCGGATTATGTACATTATTGGCGCATACCCGAAGGAGTGAGACCTATGGGCAAGTGCTACGTGAAAGCCTACTATGACTGGATAGAGCAGACAGCGGCGCTGTCCGATGCAGAGCGAGGCCGTCTTTTTATCGCCATCCTGGAGTACGCAAGAACAGGCATCCCGCCGGAGTTGGAGGGTGCGGAAAGCATACTGTTTCCGGTGTTCCGGACGATGCTGGACAGGGACGATGATCTTTCCGCTGAACGGTCAAGGAACGGGGCGAAAGGTGGCAAGCAAACACAAGCAAGCGCAAGCAAAATCAAGCAAACCGAAGCAAACGCAAATGACCCCAAGCCTACTAAGACAAAGAAAGAAGACAAAGACAAAGACAAAGATAAAGACTTATTCCCACCTGACGGTGGGAGTACGCGCGCGAAGCGCTTTACCCCACCCACACTGGCAGAGGTTCAGTCCTACGTGGCTGAACGCCATTCGGCGGTAGATCCGCAGGGCTTTATCGACTTCTACGAAGCGAAGGGCTGGATGGTTGGCAAGACCCCCATGAAAGACTGGAAAGCGGCTTGCCGAAATGCTGAGAAGTGGGAACGGTGGGGATATGCCCCTGCTGCACCTGTCGGCAAAACCGACGGTGCGCGTGATGCCTGGATGGGCAAGTACATCAAGGGGGCGAAGCCATGAACGCGGGTATCTGGAAGATCGCCACGGCGAAGCTGTGCGGACAGTGCATCCGGGACATGGAGGACGAGTACATCTTCGCCCCCATGTGGCGGCGGACGCTGGGCGGCAAGTGCGAACGCTGCGGAGAGATGCGCATCGTCCATGAGGTGCAGTACACGATGAACAAACGAGGGCTGGAGAAAAGAGGGAAACTGAATGGGCCTGATGAGTAACGACCTGGCGCGGCTTAGTCCTGCGGCGCAGAAGCAGGTCATGGAGAAGATGCGGAAGCCGGGGAAGTACAAGGCGCAGAAGACGAAGCGCGGGAAGCTGACCTTCGACAGCAAGAAGGAGGCGGAGCGCTACGACGCGCTGATGCTGCTGCAAAAGGGCGGTGAGATACGGGGGCTGAAATTGCAGGTGCGGTACTGCTTGCAAGAGGCGTACACGACGTTTGAGGGCGACAAGGTGAAAAGTATCGACTACATCGCGGACTTCGTGTACGAGCGCAGAACGGCTCCTGACAGCTACGGCCAGCGGTATTGGTTGCCGGTGGTGGAGGACGTGAAGGGGATGCGTACTTGCGAGTATGTCATGAAAGCAAAGCTGTTCCGCAGTAGGTACGGGTTTGCTATACGGGAGGTGTAAAGCGTGAAACAACAAATCGCATTGAACGTAGACTGCATGGAGTATATGCGGACGCTTCCGGATAAGGCATTTGATCTTGCCATTGTAGACCCGCCATACAGGGACGAAAACAAAGCCCCGACAAAATGGATGCGGGACAGCATGAGTTGCAAAGGATTGTTTCTTGCAGGGGTTCCAACAGACGGGTATTTTGCGGAATTGGAAAGGTGTAGCAATTCTCAAATTATTTTCGGGGCAAATAATTTCGGACGTCCGTTCAAGGGGTTCATATCATGGGATAAAGGGGTTCGTGGTGCAGATAGGTATTCGCAGTGCGAGATTGCTTCGCTATCAGATAATCTATCAACGGTTTCGTTTGTTGCGGAAGTCCCAATTTATGGAAACTACAAAGGAAAAATTCACCCCACGCAAAAGCCCGTGGAGCTGTACGAGTGGATATTGACGCGCTTCGCAAGGAGGGGGGACAAAATCCTCGACACGCACCTCGGCAGCGGCTCAAGCCGTATTGCCGCGTATAACCTCGGCTTTGACTTCGTGGGCTGCGAGATTGACCGGGAATACTACGAAAAGCAGGAGGAACGATTTGCGGCCCACACGGCACAGGTAAGGATGTGGTGACAAATGGGTAAACAGCATTTGAGCAGGGACGACCGCATCTTTATGCGTGGCAAGCTGCAAGGCACACGGGAGAACATGGACATGGTGGCAATGGTGCTGATGGATAAATGCGGCTGGCACGTCCAGGAGGAGACAGCGGACAGCCGGGACACGCACAGCATTGCGTATCTGTATGAGTGCCTGGAGAAACTGGCGGAGGAGATAAACGAGGGCCGCATCAAGCGGAAGCACATCAAGGACGTGCTGAAGGACGAGTGCGGCGTTGTGTTTGGAGATTAGGAGGTGATTTAGGTGAAACATTTAGGCGATATTACGAAAATAAATGGGGCAGAGATTGAACCCGTTTGGTGTATTACAGGTGGTTCACCTTGTTAGACAGGATCTATCCATCGCCGGGAAACGCGCCGGTTTGGCGGGAGCGCGAAGCGGCCTGTTTATGGAGCAGGTACGCATCGTAAAAGAAATGAGGGAGGCGGACAAAAGGAATGGACGGACAGGTGACATGGTTAGACCTCGGTATCTCGTGTGGGAAAACGTGGTCGGAGCCTTTAGCAGCAACCAAGGAAAAGACTTCGCAGCGGTGCTCGAAGAGATCATCAAAATCGTCGAGCCGGAAGCCCCCGGTATTGAAGTGCCTGAAAAGGGCTGGCCTACCTGGGGAGGGTATCACGATGAAATGGGAGGACGATGGAGCGTGGTGTGGCGAACTCACGACGCGCAACACTGGGGAGTGCCCCAACGCCGTCGTCGTATCTCGGTTGTCGCAGATTTTGGAGGAGACACCGCATCCGAAATACAATTTGACCCCAAAAGCGTGTCAGGGGATATTGCGGAGAGCGGAGAGGCGGGGGAAGGATTTGCCGAAGCTGCTGAAAGCGGTTTTAATCCGGCAGTCGCAAGGAGCCTCACCGCAAGAGCGGACGGAAGCCCCTGCGCCGACAGAGGCCCCAACATCGTATGCAGTCCGCATCAGGGGGGGCTGTGACGGCGGAGGAAAAGGCGCGTTAGTGCAGACGGAGAAAAGCGGAACGCTGGGAACGGGGAACGATCAGACGATTTTCTGCATGGCCACACAGCAGGGAGGCGCGGAACTGCGGACAGACGACCGAGCGCCCACACTGACCGCAGCGGCGGGCATGAGCGGGAACAATCAGCCGGTGGTGGCTATCCCCATCAAAGACAAGGCTACAAGATGGCAGGGCGGCGGTGAAAGCCGCAACCACGATGGCAGCGGAAACGGCGGCATGACGCGGGACAGCGTATTGTGTGCCGGGTTTAAGGCCGGAAACGGCGCACAGGCGGGCGGCATCGGGTACGGTGAGGAAGTGTCGCCCACGCTGGCGGCGGCACCCAGCGGGACGAACCAAACCCCAGCGGTGATGGCTTTTGACACCACGCAGATCACCAGCAAGGAGAACGGAAGTCAGCCGGGATTTTGCAAACCGTGCCATACACTGAACGCGAACGCCCATGTGCCGTGCGTGGCGCTGGACATGACACACGCCTGTGACGTCATCCGCGAGTGCGGAGAGCAGGTCCCGGCGTTGCAGGCTCGAATGTGGACAGGCGGCAATCAAGTGCCGCTTACATACCAGATGAACGGGTTTGGAGATTATCGTGATGCTAATGTTGCAAGCAGCTGCAAGCAACGCGACTTTAAGGACAGCACAGATCTTGCCATCACAAACATGGTGGTGCGCCGCCTGACACCGATGGAATGCGAACGGCTGCAGGGTTTCCCAGACGGATGGACGGACATCGGAGATTGGGTTAAAACAGATAAACGCGGGCGCGAAATAAAAGTGAAAGGAAGTGCGGACAGCCCACGGTACAAGGCGCTGGGCAACTCCATCGCCCTGCCCTTCTGGGACTGGATGCTGCGGCGCATGGCGCGGTATCTGCCGGAGGGGGCGACGCTGGGGAGTTTGTTCGACGGAATAGGTGGGTTCCCGCTGTGCTTTGAGCGCATACACGGGAAAGGTACGGCGCGGTGGGCAAGCGAGATCGAGCCGTTTCCAATCGCCGTGACGAAGAAATGGTTTGG